TGCAGCCGTCTGTGCCTTTTGCAAATCCGCACGACGGATTTTGCCGTGCCGTGCAAATGTCGCAACCAAGCGGGAACACGCCAAAAAGAGCAGCGTTGCCGTTTTTGCCCAGCGTGGGGCCTAGCAGCACATCGCCGAATTGCATTTGCAAATCGTGGTTCCAGCCATCGACCAGCGACAGGTCTGCCACATCGTACCACGCGGGATTGTTTAAGTTTATTTCGGCCTTGGTTGCGCCGCAGCCGACTGGCAGGTCAAACGCCAGCGTTGCGTTTAGATATTTGCCGCCCAGATCAATTGTTTGCGTTGAGTTTGCAGGCAGTTTTAGCGCGCAATTAAGCGCGCTGGATGTCGCGCAGTTTGGCAGCGACGCGGGCAAAAAAACGCTATCAGCTCCAAATGCGAAATTGGCTGTCACGGGTTTGGCCGTAGCGTTGGTGATTGCCAGCGTTGACGTGCCAGGCGCCACCGTCGATTTGAGCGCGGGCTGCGCTTTTGGGCTAACGCAACCTGCGAAAACAAGGGCGATAATTAGAAGATGTTTCATTATTCTTTCCAGTCGTCGGCGTGCCGACCAAGTGCTGACAACTGCGCGCCGTCATTGCGAATCTGGCTTGGCTTAGACTTCGTGCGCGGCAGTGGCTCAAATTCTGCTGCCGGATTGGGGTGCGGTGAAATCGTGGCGGGAATGCCGTGCGCGTCGATGACGCGCTCGCGCGGTGCAGCCGGCGGCCTGTCGCGGTCTAGCGAGTGAATCCACCAGATAACAGCGCCACCGACAACGCAACCCATCGCGAACGTAGCGTAAATCACGCGACACTGTTAGGTGCGATGCAGATTGCGCCGCGAGCTAAAAAAAACGAAACCGAATGAACGCCGCGCCCGATGCCTTTGCCGGTTGAACTGCTGTCGATTGTCTCGGTCGCGTTCACACAGACGCCAACATGCCCTGGGTGACGACCGTGCGCGTCGCTGTGGCCCGCGTAGACCAGCAGGCAGCCGCGAACGGGCGCGTCAAGCATCTGCCATTGCCCACTGTCCAAGTGCGCAGCCGTCCAAATCGCATCGGTATTCTGCCACGCAGGCGACGCGGGACCGTGCTTGTCGATGCCGGAAGACCAGCAAGCAAACGCGCTGCAATCCTGCCTATTGTCCGCGCCCCACGGTGTTGCCGCGCTGGCGTGAACCGCACCGCTGCCCATCTGGTAGCCGTCGGCAATTGCTGGCTTATTGGCAAGCGCCCATTCGGCGCGAAGTGCGATTGCTTCCAAGCTGTTAATCATCGTCCGCCCCCACGTTTCGCCGCGTCAATCCGCAATTGCTCCACGTTTTCGCCGAGCTTTGCAAGCAATCCCGACATTTTATTGATGGTTTCCGTTTGTGCGGAAATGGCGCTGGCAAGGTTGCGCTGGCAGTCCTCGCGCACGGAGACCGCTTGCTTTTCCGCGACTTCACGCGCAGCCAAGATGACCTCAGCTTTCGACAGCCACGGCATCGCCACGGCTTCATCTGGCCGCGATTGCGTCGCGCTTACGATCTTCGCCCCGCCGAATCCGCCGATGGCGATCGACAGCACCGCGATCAGAACGCCCTTCGGCGCGCTCAGAGCGAATTTGTCTTGCGTGTCGTTTGCCATTGCACAAGCCCTTGAATCGGTTGGCTAGGAGGCTGAAAACATAAGCTGAATGATCACGCCAATCATCGATCCCGTCAGCGTGCCGCTTGTAACCATCGTGACCAACACAACATCGCCATCGGCAAAGGATACATCCCCAGTTTGATTGACTAAAGCAGTGCTGTTGTTGTTGACCGTCCAAGTGTACGCTGTTGTGCCCGCCGAGTTGGTTTTGCACACTGTAAAAACGTAACTGCCTGACGTGACGGTGTTTACGCCAACTTTGAACATGACTTGCCGGAGGTGTCCGGCTGGCACAAGGATCGACTTTGGCGCAAAGGACTGCGGCGGTCCCGCTGCGGTCAAGCCCGGATCGAGGTAGTAGGTCGTGCCGGTTGCGACGCCGGAGGTTGTGCCGTCCGCAAAGCTGACCATGAGCCAACTTGACGACGTTTTGGGCGATGCGTAGGTCTTGACGGCCTTTTGCGACGGCACGCGAAAATCTGAATTGCCCGCAAGCGTGCCGTCCGTGTCAACCCTGCCCGACCATTGCGAAATCGTCAGTGACGTGGTGTTGAGCGTGATTGGGTCGGCTGTCGAGATATACCACGCCGTCCCCGCCTGCGAGCCTTCCGCAATCTCAACACAAGCGCCGGATGTGACTTTGGCTGACGTGTCAGAATCTGACCGCCGCGTCATCTGCCATTTTGTGCCATTGGAACCGAGCGAATTGACGGTATAAATCCAGTTGTCAGCACCCGCCGCGCCGTCCTTGAGCAAAATCGAATCGCCGACTTGCGGTGCCACGCCGTCAATCGTCGGCATTGCGCCATTGGCGTTTGCGTTCAAGACGTTGGCTGTGCGCGTGTAGGACGCAAGCGCGGCAATCGTCGCCAGCCTGCAAGATGCTTTGGCGTCCATGCCCTGCGACACACCGTCGGCGTAGGTCTGCGCGGCAGCCAAAACCACCGCATCCATTGCGGCGGCAATCGGCTTGCTGATTCCATTGAAAAAATCATCCATCATAAGCCTCTTGACGAATTAAACCGCGCTGGCTTGGCCGGTGGCGGTGGCAACTTCGCCCACGCCCTGGAAATTGAGCGCCTCGACGTAAATCCGCGACATACCAAAAGTCGGCACATTCGCTTGATACAATCCACCGTTGACAGCGGTTGCAACGGTTTTGACGCCAGCCGTGCCGAAGTCGCCGTAAAACCACCACGCCGCGCGGGCGTCATCCCAAAACCAGACTTTGGCGTCAAAGGACGTGCCAACCGTGGAGATAAATTGCAGAAGCACAGCCGACCAGCGCGAGCAATCGTAGCCGTCGGCAATGGTGGACGGCGCGCCGTTGGCGATTGTCAGGCCCGCGACCAAGCGCCGAAGTGCGGCGGTTGCGCCGCTGGCGATAGACTGCTCTGCGGGTGAAATCGCCGAAGCGTTGAAATTCTCGCGCATTTTCTGCTCCAGACCGCTTCACAGCGTCAAATTTTCGCGCCAGCCATGGCAACAGGCGCTGTGCGATCATGCGGGTTTTTTGCGCCGCGCGCAAGCCTGCTTATAGAGTCTCTAAATCCGCTGTAAAGTCGTGCAATTGCAACGTCCAGCCCACGGCGTTGCGTACCTCGCAAACCTCCGTTGCTGGCGCAAGTAGCGGATTTAGTTGCAGAAGTCTCGGCTCGCTCGCGGCGGTGCCGTCGTCTTTTTTTCCGCCGCCGCTGTGCCATGCGGACGCGCCCTGATGCACAAAGCATTCCGTGCCTGATTTTGCGCTCTTGGCGATGCTAGCGGGGCTGGCGTCCGTAGTGGTGTCAAAATAGCTGTTTGATTGCGCAGCGCCGGTGAACGGCAGCGCCGCCCGCAGAACGTGCCATTGGCCGTGCAGCACGCCGCAAGGCGGGATAACCGCTGTAAATACGCAGCGATCCGCGCCGCCCGCGACGTTGGCCTCGGTACAATGCGACGGCATCGCGTAGGGTCGCAGCGCCGCCGCGCGGATCGCTTGATCGGCAGCTAGTAATAGCGAGTTTTTGGCAACTGGCGAGATGATGCCGTTGCAGATCGTGGCTTTGCCTAACTGATCGCCGTAAGGTCGCCAGAAAATCGCCAAGCTGTGCAGGTAGGTGGTATTCGCGCCGTCAGCGGTCAAAATCACGGAAATATCTGGCATTTTGCCGTGGCATCCGATCGTTGCGGTTTGCAGCGCGCCATCGGCGGCGAGCGGAAAAACACCGTTTGGCCCGACGATTTGCAGGCGATCCGCTGTGGTGCCGCCTGAAACGCTTGCGATTGCGCGCACTTCCAAAGCATAAATGGGCACGCCTGAGTCTGTTGGAATCTGCGGGCGAAAGCGCGCTATCGTCGCATTGGCCGCAGTCACGCCGTACAGGGCAAGCCCGCGCGTGATTTCCTGAGCAAAATTAGCGGCTACCTGCCAGCGATCCAACATGACCGCGCGGGCATTGATCGCGCAGCGGTCAAGCATTTCGGTATTGATCGGCGATCCTGCTGTATTGATTAGCGTATCGTCGAACGGCACAAAACCGGACGCCTGCTTGCCCGCGATCATCGCCGGAGGCTGCGGCCAAACCAGCAAATGCGCGGGACGGTAGGCGATGATGTTGTACTTAAACGTGATTCGCAGCAAACGCGCGCGGGTGTCAATGGCGCGATCGGTTGCAACTGTGTAGAACGATTGACCATTTACAAGCGTGGCGTTGTTTGGCCCGTCGATCAGCGTCCATGCGCCGGCCATTGTGGTGCCCCATTCGATCGTGACGCCGCATGTTCCCGCTGCACCTGCGTACATGCTGAATTGAAAACGGTATTTTAAGCCGGTGGTACTGCCCGGCGTGCCGTCCGCGCTGGGCAGGATCGGCACGATGAAAACGCGATCCGCTGCGAGCGCTTGCGCCAAAAACGCAACGGAAACAATGGGCGGGCGGTGGTACTTCCAAAACCAGTTGGAATTGATCAGGATCGTGCGCAACGGCTCAATTGCCATCGGTTGCCCGTTGAACTGATTTCCTTTTTGCACGAGGTATGTCGCGCCGGGTGCGGTTACGCCCATGAAGTGCCGTCCAGTGCGTGTGATCGCGCGGCTGTGTAGGTGTTACAGTCTGCCGTCAACGGCAACGTAACGTATGATGAATTTGCTACCAGTACAGGCGCGCCGATGACCGCGCCGACTGTGAGTCGACAGACGCCAGCGACAAGGGCAACGGCGGTGATTGAATAGCCAGCGCCCGCCGCTTCCGCGCCCTCGCCCGGTCGATAGTGCAGGATTTTGAACGGGTTGCTGCTGAGCAACGCCTTGCTGAAAAACGCCGCCCAACTGTGCAATAGGTCCGTGATTGCAACGGGATCGGTGATATCGATCCGCGTTGGCGCGTTGGCTGCGCCCTGCCATGCGGCAACCGGTGCGGCTGGCGAGAGATTGCCGGTAGTGCGATAACCGTCCAGAATCAGAACGCAAATCAGCGCGGCGGTATTCGGATCGCGGTGAATGCCGGTGCAGCGCCCGACGCCGGAATAGCCCGCCGTGCCGGTCGACCACTGCCACAGCGTCGGATCGGTGACGACAACGCCGACAAGATCGCCCGGTTGGATATCGCCAACCCACGGCACAAGGCGAACCTCAACAATTTGAAGGCATTGCGTTTGCAACAGCAGGTCGCGGCCCGTCCAAAGCGCCATTTGCGCAAGGTTTTTCGTATCTTCTGAAGGTATGGAAAACTCTAAGGTTTTTCCGCCTTGGGCAAAAGCGATGCTGCCGTCGATCACGTTGTAGGTTGCGGTTTCGGTTTCGCCCATCATTTGATGCACGATGATTTGATTCGGTATTTCACGCCTGCCCTGCGGCGTGATCGGCCAACCCGATCCGGTCAACAGGTGCTCATCGGTGATCGTGATCGCAAAATCCGAGCCGCCTGGGTTGATATCGACGCAGGCGATTTGCTGTATACCGTCGATTTTCTTGACCAAAACGCCCATTTGATTGAGCGCCAGAAACGGCCCGAATAGATCGGCGAACGACTTGCCGCGCGTATGTGCCAAAAGACTAGGCGTTGTCGTTAGTTGCGCGAAGCTGGCGCTATTGAGGATCGTGCTGTCGATGCCGTAGCCGTCGGCGACGGTGTCGAACGGTCCGCGCGTGCCGTAACCGCTGGACTGTATGGCCGTTTGCATCGCTTGCGCTGGCGTGCCGCCGTAACTAGCGGCCTGAATCTCAGCTTTGAGGCCGATGATTTCTGGCCCAAACAGCGCCGCCTTAACCATGCTATCCGTAATGCCGGACAATTGCAGGAGATTCCCGTTGATGCTTGATTCTGAAAATTCGTAGAAAATGCCGCCCTTACCAACATCGCCAATAGATACCATGCCTTTTGACGGTATTGCAACATCCGGCGCTTTATCCAATGATATTGTGACGCTAGAGCTGAAATCCTCTTTTGTCGCAACGGGTGTGGTGCCTTCGACCCAACTGCAAAAATTGAATTTGTCGCCCGCCGCAACACCACCGGGAAACGGCACATCCGGCAACTGCTGCTGTCCGCCGTAAATCGTGAATTGAATCGAGACCTTAAAAATTGCGGCTGCGGCTTTGAGTACCAGTGCCATTTGACGCGGATCGCTTAAATCGACAGTCAGACCGCTGATGTACGTTGGCGCGGTGGCGTCCAGTGCTAACGCCGTCGCAAAGCTGGATGCAAACTTAGCTATGATCTCGGGTTCGCTCCACAATTCGCCATCATGGCCCAAAAACGGCTGCACCACGATCGGTGCGGCCTGCATCGCGACGTAGGCGCCTGCGACATCGTGACCGGCAAGGAAAACGCTGAACGAAAATTGCGACTTGACGATGAACATGGCCTGCGAAAACACTGTGCCCGACAACGCCGGTGCGAGCGGTGCCGACAGCCGCCGATCAAGGCTTTGCGCCTCAAACGTCCAGTAGCCAGCCGATCTCTCAGGACCATTGTCGATTGATCCGCGAAACCATTCCTCTTTTTCAGCGGTTAGTGTGCTGACGATTCCGCCCGGCGAAACCGCGTGCGCAAACAGCCGCGCTTCCCGCCCGCGCCAATATCGCGGAACGTCAGTCACAAGCCCGCCCGCTTGGCCCGCGTAGTGCGTGCTGGCAAAACCGCCATTGATTGCGCGGGTTAGTCCCTTGAACGCGGTTGCGGTGATCTCTGTGACGTGGATGTGTTCGTTTTCGCACCAGATTGTGAAATCAAGGCCCGCCGCTGGCGCGCCCCATTGCGCTGTGCTGTCTACGTCGATCTGCGTGCCGTTGTAGGCTAAATTGGCTGTCAATACGGCGACTTTCGACGGTCGCTTGAGATATTGATTAAAATCAACAGTATCAGCGAATTTGAAGCCGAGCGGCAAGCCTGCGCCGATCCCGGTCTCGCGGTTGACTTCGGGGCCATATTCTGCCGAATCGTCTATGATCAGCGTGCCTTTGCCGTCGCTGCCGAGCGCTAGACTGCTAAATCCACTTGGGATCGCCATGCCCGCCATTTCGCCAAAAACGACGGGAATCCCTTCAATTGTCAGCAGGTGCGCGACTTGCCAGCCGTAGCGTAGCAGACTGGCGATCTGGCCTAGATGCTCTGCGGCTGTGAGTGCGGTGCGCGCGACCGAGAGGACGATCGGGACGCGCGACTTTAAGCCTGCATTTGTCCGCGTTGGCTTGCCCCATTTGACGATCTGCGCGTCGAAATAACCGCCTAGATTCAACGGATCGTAGGCTGTGGCGAGACCGATCGCCAGCGTCGAAATCCGCACGCGTCCGCGCAGATATCCGCTGGTCATTAGCGGTAACTCGCGATTGCGCAAGTACAAAACCGCGTCGATCGTTTTGTGATTGCCAAACACGATCGGGATTTTGCGACCGTGGCGAAAATCTCCTTGCGCAATCAACGGATTATCCGCGCGCAAGTCCATATCTTGCGCTTCGGGCGTGAGAATGCCGAGCGGCGCGAGATCGCCGGTGAACGTCTGTGCGGCGATGAAAGTCTGCGGCGAAAAGCCTAAAAAGGCCAAGGTGTTGCCGGAAAATAGCGGCGTAAATACAGTGGCGTCGTTGGTCGCGATCGTGACTCGGCCCGTCGTGTCGCTGTAGGTTATGCTGTAATTACCGCCTAAATTCACGGTGAATCGCGCCGCCCAGTAAGCGATCAAATCCAAAAATGCCATCGGCACGAGCGGGCGCGCATAGTAGGTGCCTCCGAAATCGGTTGCACCAAAGGTCTGCACGTCCGCGAATTTGCACGCTTCTAGGCCGTTGCTTGGCCCTTCGCTGTAAGCGTATGATTCTATGCGGTAAAGGCTCATCGCGCCACCTCAAACGCAACTTGCCAGCGGATGCCGGTCAAACGCTTGGGCTGTATCTTGCCGATTTGGTAGCGACTCCAATGTGTTGACGGCGCGACGTGCAAAGCGGTGTTGAAACTTGGATCGCTCAAGTAAGCTGCGCGCGGATTTGTGCAATCATTTAGCACGCTTTCACGCCGCGCGTTGTCGTATTTCGTTTCGATCGCCTCAGCGCGCGGGACGATCGCGCACGTCGCTGGACTGTCGCGCCAGACCGATCCTTGCGCGGATGTGTCGATTCCGCCTTGCGGCGATGGATCGGCGCTGTCAAGCCGCCATTGGAGCGGCGCGGTCGTGCCTGTCGCGCCGGTGCCTGTGGTCGCGGTGTAGGGACCGCCCGCGACAAAACCAAGGCGTGCGGCGCAAGTGCCTGACACCGCGTTGATCGAAAACGTCCCCGAGCAAGTGATCGTGAATTCAATGGCGGAATCGCCGTTGCGGGTGGCACGCCAGTCGAAGGTTCGCGTGCCAAACCACGGGCGCGCGCCTGCATTGAGCCATGCCAAAAACTCAAGCATGACGCCGCAAGCACTTTTTTTTGTGGCGGCAAACGTGCTTGGCGCGGCGGCGACTGAGACCGTTAACCCAAGCGTCCAGTTGTGATTTGTCTCAAAACTCAGCAAGTTAGGCCGCCTTCATGCCCGCGAAGCCGGTGTTGTTGCTCGCCGCTGTCGCCTGTTGAATATGCCGGCCCATTTGCTGGATCGTGCCGAAGCCCAAAAAGTAATTGTTTATGGTTGGTTGCTGATTCTGGCTGCCGCCAAGCCCCTGTGATGCCGATCCTGGGCCTGTGGATGGACCGGCGCCGCCGCTCGGCGGTGTCGGCGCGCCACCTGTCAGACCGCCCGCAATCGCGGCAAATGCCAGCGCGGCGGCACCGTGCGAAATAATGCCCGCGACATCGGGATAGCTCGCGTAGGCTTTTGCCCCCTCGATCACTGCGTCCAGCGCCGCGCCCGCGCGCTTGCTGATGCCGATTTTGTCGATTGCGCCGCGCACAGCGTCAGCAACCGCCAATTCACCCGAAATTTGCTCGCGCTGCGCCTCTTTTTCGAGGCGCGCCAAGTTGGTTTTGATCGCCATGCGCTTGTTGGCCGCGTCCAGATCGATCGCCAACTCCGCCTTTGTGCTGCTGATTCCGTATTTCGCCGCGTCAATTTTGGCCGCAGCGACAGCGTGAACGCGCTCTAACTCTATAGATTCTAAGTCGATTAGCGCTTTTTTTGCCGCCAATTCGCCGGTGTTGCTGCCGAGTGAAAACGTCGATTTCGATTTGGCGTTGTCGATTTCCGCTTGCACTGCGGCGCTTTGCGCGTGTTTTAGCCCGAGTTCGCTTGCCGAATTCAGTTCGATCTGTTTTTGCTTCTTTTTCTGCGCCTGCTCGATTTCCAACTGCCCGATCGCTAACAGCTTTGTTGATTCCTCTTGCTCGATTGCGCGCAACGCCTTGTTTTTTGTCGCGCTATCGACGTGAAGCCGTTGCGCCTCCAAATCAGCAGCGGTCAGCTTGCGCAGCGTGTCGAATTTCACCGCGTCGCGCTCGCGCTCGTATTGATCTGAGGTATCAGCGGCTTTGGCCGCGTCCGCCTTGGCGTGCAGTAGATTCGCCTCTGCCGACATCGCGAATTCATTGCGGCTTTTTGCCAGCGCCAGCGCCGCTGCCGCCGCCGCGACAGCCTTGGCGTGCGCCTTTTCCGCCGCCGCAGCGTTTGCGGCAACGGCTTTGCTGTACTGATCAAGTTGTGTATTCAGCAGGTTAAGCGTCTCGGTGGCAAACACTGCACCGCGCAGCTCCAAAGTCACGGATTTTTTGTCGGGGATTTTCGCCATCGTGTCGCGAACGCGATCGACGTAGCCGGTCAACTCGGGTTTTAGAAAATCCGTCCATTCATCTTTGATATCAGCGCCGTAACTCGTTGAGATATCGCGGACCTTCTTCAGTGTCGCGGTCATCGTGTCGGCGGCCTGCTTGAAGTCGCCGTGCGCAGCCTGCTTGACTGCTGTAAAAACACCAGTCAATTCGCCCGCCGCCGCCTTGACCAATTGACCTATGATTTCGATGATTCGCTTGATCGAATCCCACATCGGCCCAAATGGATTGACGCCAATCTCTTTGATCGACAAAGCCATTTTGTAGATTTCATCTTTGGCGTGGCCGATCCACTCAGCCACTTCGACAATCGGCTCGGCTACCAGATTGCTGATCCAAAGGTTCATGTCCTTGATGCCGTTGCTAACTTTGTCGATTGCGTCGCCTTGGCGTGCGACGACCGAGCGCGTGATCTCGGTCGTGCCTGCCAGCACTTTCTGGATCGCGTCCGCCCTGATCTGCGCTTGGGTGTTTTTGTCTACAGAATCCGCAGTTATGAAGTGTGCTTTGGCGTAGTCATCGATCCCAGTTTTCAGATCGACAAAAACGCCTAGTGATTTCAGCGCCTTGTCGTCGCCGGAAACGACGGCCTTGTTCAGCGCATCGATGCCGTCTTTGGCGTCCAGTCCGATATTTTGCGCCGATGTGGTGAGCACGCGGAAGTTTTCACTGACAAATTGCGACCTTACGCCAACGTCGTTCAGGCTCTTGGCCAGCGCGACGTAGTTTTCCGTCTGCCCGCCGCCGCCCATTTCGGCGAGGTCTTGCGCCTTGCCGAGACCCTCCGGCCCGAGCGCCGCTTGTGCGCTGGCGCGCAGCTTTTCCAGCTCCATCGACCATTTCGTGGCGGCGATCGTGCCTGCGTCGAACGCGACGGCGGCGGCGACGCACGCGGCGATGGTCTTGGCTGTGCCTGCGATCCAGCCGTCATTTTCCTTGCTGGCGTTTTTGATGGAATCCGCTGATTTTTTGACGGAATCCGTAACCTTACCGATAGCCTCGGTTGCGTCGTCTTGCCCGACCATGCGGATATTTGTACTGACATCCGACATTTTAGCCTTGCATTTCCGTTAGTTGGCGCTGTTGAATTCTGGCGCGCGCCGATCGCAGCACCAAGAGGCAGTCTACGGCAAATGCGCTGTACCGGCTAGGCCATTCGCAAAGCTGTGAGATTTCAGCGATATTTGACAGCCGGACAATTTCAGCAAGCGCGCGCGACTGTGATAAGCAGCGGGGGCAATCGCTCCAGTCACGCCCGGCGCGTGCGTAGCGCCGTTGCGGCAGATTCGTGCAATTTCCGTTGCATTCCGGCGAGTTATTGACGGCTGCGGCGTCGCATGCAAAGTCGAGTAGATCGTTGCTTGTCGCATCGCGCCTCGGATCGTCGCAAGTGCATGATTCTGCGTCGTGTTTTGCGCAACCGTCGATCGTGACTTTTACGCCGTCGCGGCGAATTCCAAAGGGCGATTTGCACGCTCAAATACCAAAAAACCAAGCGATAACAACGCTCTGGCAGCAAGCGGCTTGTCCGCATCGATCGGCTTGCCGTTGACCGTGATCAGGCATAGATGCCCCGCATGCCAAAGCGCCGCCTTGGTGTCGTCGGCTGCGATAATTGCACGGTTTTCTGCGTCACTCAGTTCGCGCACGCCGTAGCGGGTGCATGATTCGGACTGGCCGTCAGCTACAGCCCACTGATCGCGCGAGTTGTCGCCGGTAAAAAAGCGTTTGGCGCTGGGCAGTTCCGTGTTGAAGGCAGGATCGTCGCGCCGGACAAAATCGCGCGGCTGATCGGCGTATAGTGAAAACATGCAACCTCGTGAAACTTTATAGACTTTGCAATGTTTGCAAAACCGCCTTATCTTTCGGAGTATTAGCCGAGCGCGACGGCAAGCCCTGCTTGCGCGGTCGCGCCGTTGGCAGCCGAGACTGTGGCATCGTTCACGTCCGCGCCATAGGGGAACGCCATAAACTCAAGCTGTTGCCCGAGTTCGCCGCCGATTAACGCCCGTTTTGCGTGTGATTGCAGCGCCATGCACGGCAGCGACCAGGCTGCTTGCTTGCCGATGCCATCGCCGCTGTACAGCTCGATCGCGAACGACTGCCCAGCGGTCAGGCCGAGATTCCAAGCGTCCGCTGCGCCGGTGAGCGTGTCCATTTGGCCCGCCGCGACCTTGGGGCGCTCGAATGTTAGCTTGACGCTGCAATCCTCTGGGTAGCGCGTGCTTACGCCTTCCAGTGCATTGTAATCGCCGATCGGCGACAGCTTCATGTCGACTTCGATCTTGAGATTGCGAATGTTGTCAACGACTAATGCAGGCGTGCCGTCCGTGTCCTTGTAAATGCTCAAGGAAGTTTTGTTGCGCCCGATCAGGCAATCGATCTGTTTGAAATCAGCGGCAAAAGTCGGCGCTGTCGTTGTCGCGTACTGATTCCAACTCAGCGCGACGTAATCGAATTCATAAACCGGCGGTTTTCCTTCGGTAATCGTCATCGTGATTTTTTCGCAGAAACAGCCGACGTAGCTGTCGCGGAACTTGGCGTCCGGTCCCATGACCCAAAACGTCATTGGAATCTGTGGGTTTTGGCTCATGAATGCGGTGGCGGTCGGATACACGTTGTCGAGGTTGACGCTGGCGTTTTTCGCCGCGCGACGCAGGGTGACGGTATCGGCTGCAACATCCTGAGATTTCACAAATCCGCGCGTTAGCAGCGAATCGGATACGCCAGAGCCGCACAAAAACAGTTTGCCCGCGCCATAGTTGACGGCGGTTGCCGCAAAAACCGGAATCACGGTGGTTGATGCACCGATCACCTTGGCCGCTGCGTAGGGCTGATTCGGGATGTGCGCGCCGTGATTGAATAAATCCGCCGTTGTGGCGATTGGGTTGTCGCTACCAAGCGCCGCAGCCAGTAGCAGGAATTCGGGCGGCAGCAGCGCCAGCGTCGATCCAGCGCCTGACAGCGTATCGACAGCCGGAACGTAACTGTCGAGAATCCTACGGCCTTCCAGTTTCAGCTTGAACTTTGCGCCGTCGCGCCCGCCAACTGCCGGTTTTTGCTTGGTGCCGTAACGCTGCGTCGAAAATTGCAGGTTCGGAAACACGCCGACGGGATTGTCAATCGGCGCAACCTCGCACGGAACCGAGACAAACTTTGTTGAATCAGTGGCTTCCGCCAGCGGGTCGGGAGCGCCCGCCGTGAACTGCGCGCAGAACGCAACCTGCTTTTGAATCCACGGGAAAAATTTATCAGTCATGTCGCACCCTCAGAGCGCCTCACGGCGTCAGAATTGCCCTATGGATCTCGCGGGTTTATGCCGTAAGCACGCATCCGCTCAACCAGACGATCATACGCAGGCTCAACATTTTGCGCAAGCGTCGTTTCTACCACGCCAAAGGCCTTTTTTAAGGATTGGCCCGCGATAGAGTTGGCAAGCGCCGTTGCAAGTGCCCGCTCCTCGCTGACGGCCATTTGCAAGACTTGAATGCCTGTGCGCTTCAAAATCCCCGCGCCTTTTTCAGCGTTTTCAACAAACTGAGCGCCGATTTGTTTGCCGTCGCCCATACCAAGCGAAGCGCCGGCGAAGTCCATTGAAAAGCCGGATTTGGAGGTTGTGGCCTTGGCACTAAGCCACATACCGCCCGACACCTTGAAACTGTTGCGATTCCTCGCGAGCGCAGCATAAAGCTCGTCGCGGCTCGCGTACCAGGTCTTTTTCAGTCCGCTGGCGTCGGCGTAATCTTTGGGCAGTTTGAGCCATCCACCCGCGCCCGGAACCTGCTCGCCGTCCGACGTTTCGCCCAAAGCCATACGTTCGCGGATGTTTTGCAGCATTCCCTCGCCCGCCGCGTACATTTGCTTGGCGCTGTCGTTCAGACTGCCCAGTGCGAGCGGTGCCGCAAGTGCGCGGGCCAAAATACCGTCAACCTGAATCGCGAACATACGCTAACTCCAGTCGTTGACGGGGTATTTGACGACAAGCGTCAGCGCGACAGCCATGCCGGGGCGGTTGCCTTTCGTGCGCCCGCGCGTGACTTGCTGATTCTTTTGCATGATTTGCGACCACAAGCCGATGAACACCTGATCATTGAGCAGGCCGCGTTCGATTGCGTCGCCTTTGTCGGCCTCCAACTCAAGCGCGGCGTCGTCAAGCGCCGTCGCCATGTAAATGATTTGCAAAGTCCATTGGTTGTCGAAGTTTGGCCGCGTGCTGGCGTCCACCAGATTCGGCCCGCCGCTGGCATCGACGTAGACCTCGATGGCGGGCAGTTCGGTGTCCGGAACCATCGACGACCGGCCCGCAAAAACCTTGTTTGATGCAACAATGCCAAGGGCTTGCACGCGGGCAATCAGGTCGTCGCGGATGCTTTTGCGGGTCAGATACGCCACTGCAAAGCCCTTCTAACTGTTGATGAACACGCTGAATTTGCTGTGAGTGCCCTGCATTTCGTCAACCGATTGCACGCGGTAAAAAACGCCGGTGGCAACGAGCTTGATCAAATCGCCGGTGTCGCCGACTTTGGGCACGGTCACGCCATGGGCCGCCAATACTACCGGGTCAATGAAGAACTGCGGCGATTGTGTCGCAATGCCGGTTGACTGCCCGATCGGCTGATCGATGTTATCGGAAAAGAATATGCCGGTGATTCCGGTGATATGCGTCGCGCCCTGCCAGTATTCAATCGCTTCGGCAAAAACCGCGTCAATCCCAGCGGTAAGAATCGGCGCAGCCATCGTGTCAAATAGCGATGGCATTGCGCCGCCTTGCGTGAATTACAGTACGAGCAGAACCGCGATTTTCGCATCCGCAGTGGCATTGACTGCGGATTTGACGACAAGGTTGCCCGCCGAGACGACGCCCGACAAGTTCGCCACAGTCGCATCGGGCGTGCCGGGAGTCGCGCCGATGTCGGTGCAGATGCACACAGCGCCGTTCCATTCGGTACCGACAGCGAGCGTATTGCTCGGCTTGGTGCCAGCCGGAATCGTCAGCAGCGGAACCAGCTTGATTTTGCTGTAGCCCACGGACTTGTGCGGCGCAGCGTTCAAGTTGACTTGACCGACGGACGACGGATTGGCGCAGGCCAAAACGCTGATACCGATCGGGCTGTTGCCAGTCGGTGTGATCGTCAATTTGCCAACCGACGCATCCCAGTAAAGCGTGCTGCCGACGGTGAAAACGTCGGTGGACACCTTCGGCAGTTGATGGATGTCCTGGATTTCGACGGTGACCGGATTGCCGCTTGCAACCGTGACGGTCGCATTGGGGATTGCCCAAGTGCCGTCCGCCTGCAAAAACGGCACGTCGATCGTGACATCCGCGACGGGATAAATCGAGTAGCCGGAACGAGCCGCGCGAAAAGTTGCCATGATCAAAACTCCTGTCTGTTTTTGCCTTATTTTGACAAGGCTATGAATTGACTAAACAAGTCTCAAAACCGGCTTAGGTCTTGTTGCGGATGACGCCGTTGCCGCTGGAGTTGGCGGGACCGAAGCCCACCGCATCCGACAGCGTGATTTCCAAGGCCCGATTCTCAAAGTTGATCCGCGACTCAAGCGCCATGCCGTTCTGCGTCGCGCTTTCCAGCGTGGCGAAGATGATGGCGGGGAAAATGCCGGGGTCGGCGAACAGGTACGACGTCGAAAGGCCGCTTAACTGAATCGCGCCATCGACGCCGATTTTGCCAGCCCACTGCGGAATCGCCGTGGCAACCGTAACCGGGCTGTACAGCGTGCCGGTGGCCTGCTGCGCGCCGGTCAGCACATCGTCGCCGACGATTGCGCCCCACGGCATGAGTTCCAAGAACTCGCCCGCTTTGCCTTTTTGCGCTTTGAGCAATTGACGCTGTGCATCAAAGCTCGCAATCGTCGTCGGCGCTTGGTACGCCATCACGTTGAGATGCGCGGCGCTGAACAGCGCGTTGCCGTCGCTCAAGTTGGCGTTTGCGGCCAAGAAAGCGAAGAAGTTGGCAACGCGGGTCCGCATGGCTGCCTGTTGAAGTTTGATCGGGGTCAACCGCAGAGCGCCCAAATCGTCGGCCATGATCATGCGGTCGGAAATCCGCACGCCCTGACCGTAACCGCTGACTTGGTAAGACTCTTTGGAGTCCGTCAGGTTCACGAAGGTGAACTTCTGGTTTTCTGCCATCACCGGCAAGTTGACGATGCCGTCAAACGTGACAGGGTATTGCAGCTTGAAATCCTTGACGGTTTTCGGCTGGCAGTACTTCTGGAACGGGAAAAACTGCTCCTGAAGATTCGGGACCAGCGTTTTCGTCGCCAAGTTGGCCGCAAGCGACGGCAAATCGCCTGTGCCGATTGAACCGGCGCGGGACTGGTAGCCACCGGGCAGGCCCAAGAACGCGCGAGCAACGGATTCGTCCGAAGCCTTGTAGATGTCCAAGTCGCCCATGCTGGCGAAGAAATGCCGAATCAGATTCAAGGTATTGGCACCGGCCATCGACTCGGCGCGGCTTTCCATTTCGGAAAGCTTTTGCAGGTCTTTGGCTTTGGCCTTTTTGCCCAGCAATTCGACGGTGTTTTGGCCCGCCTGCATTTCGGCGCGCATGAACAAACCGGCTTCCAGATTCAAAAGCGCGTTGTCTTTCGCGGTGTTGCCGACTTCGATTTGCTTGCCGTGGCGGGCCACATCGGAACCGCTGCGAACTGCCAAATGGCTGATCACTTTGTCGGTGAAATCGCCATCGTCTTTGCTTTCCGCAGTCGCCTTGCGCAGTTCGTCCATCGTGACGCCTTGCGGCTCCAGCGCAATCGAACGCGCCAGCAAGGTGTCGGCGTAGGAACCGGCAGCGAAAGCGGGCTTAACGGCCTCAACAACGGGCGCGGCTTCAATCGGATTTTTGACGGTGGACATTTCTGGCTCCAAAGCGCCTCGCGGCGTTGATTCAAGTTGCGGAACTTTTGCAGGATTCTCGGCACGTTCGCCAAATGCGCGGGCGTAAGCGTTGGGGTCAGCAGGCGTGGCAACCGGCGACAACGACAGCGGCTCCCAATCGACGGCGGTGCATTTGTCGGCAGCGCCCTCGCGTTGCTCGATTGTCCAGCCATAGACTTGGTAACGGCATGAAGTATTTGGCAAATTGCCGCGCTCAAAGTTGACAATCGGGCGGTTGTACTCGACATCGCCGTCAATCACATCGTTGATGCGCGCGGTAACAACTGCCGATTGCACGCCGTCAACCTGCTCAAATCGCAGGGAATTGGCGACAATCAGGCCGATGCTGTTGCTTGAATCGTAGTCGCCATGGTCAATCGTGAGCGACATGCGACCGGAATTGCAGCGCAAATCGCGCATTGCACCGGGCGCACAGGACAGAATCTCCTGCCAGATGTCGCCGGTCCAGTCTTGGCGGGCAACGGGCGTATCGGTGGCAAGAACGAGGTCAATGGTGCGGGCTTTTGCGTCCCACGTCGCCATCAGCGCGCGGGCGGGCGCGTCGATTTGCACCGGAGCGGCCCGCGTCATTGCGGCGCGGCGGGCAGCCGTCGCTTGATCACGGGTCAAACCCTGCGAGTCAAGTGGCGTAGTTGCGGGCGCAATCGCTTGCGATTTTGCGGGCTTGGTCTTCAATGGTCGTCCGGCGCTTCACAGCGTTTTGGATTTGGGTTGCTGAAAAATCAGCAGTCAAAAAAAGTATGCGGTAAATTCCGCGTGCAAGTCAAGCAATCATCCCGCGCCTTCACCTGTCGGTGCGGGCACGACCGCTTTTTCGGTGATGCGCGGCGCACCGGCCAAATTTGTTTCGTTCGGGTCGCTGTCAAAGACAATGCCCGCCGCTTTGCATTTGGCGCGAAACTCGACGATTTCGGCAAAGATAACATCGGGGTCGTCGCCCATTTTGCGAATCTCGCGCGGCGTGCTGGACTGGCCGATGCGAACCAAATCTTTAGAAGTCTTGGCCTCCTCGTTGCGATCAAAGCCAAACGGCTTTGGCGTGCTCCACTCCACCGGATAATCGTCGGCGACACCGGGCAGCAGTCCCGCCGCAAAGCAGGCTTCCAAATGCCAGCGCCATTGCGGGTCGCAAACGGTCGGGATCATGTGCAACTCGCGCAGATTGCCGAATACCTCCAAACATTCAGCGTATTGCGCGCGCCAAGTCGCGTAGGTTGTGCCATCCATGTCGCCGCTCAACATGGCGTAGGACAGCGCAAACGCGGCAGCAATGCCGTGCAACTCGGCCTTCATGTACTCGCGAACCCCTTGCGGCGCTTGCGGATTGTTGAACGTGCATGTGCTGCCGTTGCGCATAATCGCAAACGTCGCGGGGCGCATTTCGTCAAGCGGCGTGCCGTCGGCGGCGACAACCGCGCCGGGATAGCTGGATTCGGCGCTGTCGTTGTCGGGCGTGCCAAAAAGCTCATCGTCGGTTTGCGTGGTCGAAACAACGCCGATCACATTGCTGCTGCTGCGGTACGTCAGGCGGACGCTGTGCGTGCAATCGTCGTAATTCCGCGCGGGTATGACGGCGGCGGCAAACTGGCACATCCCGCGCACTTGGCCGGGACGCTCGCGAACGTAGCCATGCGCAATGTCGGCGGCGGCAATCGCATCAACCGAGTACGCGGTGTCAAGCGGCCCCCAGCCGTCGCCGGGGTGCTGCGAGTAAAGCCAGTATTTGCGCGGGCGGCCTATCTTATTGAATTCAATGCCTTGGATGATGCGCCCGCCGTCCTCCAGCATCTGGTTTTTCCACTCAACCAGATAATCCGCTTCTAACAACTCGATTTGATACGGCAAAGTCAGGCTTGCGTCACGCGCTGAACGCCACCGCCGGCGCTGCAACACGTCGCCGTCAGAAAACATCGCATCCCAAGCCAACGCCTGCAAAGCGTAAATCGACAGGTTGCCCACGGCATCGACCTTTGACGCCTGCAAATTCCAAAGCCGGTTGGCTTCTGCGCAGTTAGCTGAACGTTGCGCATAGGCTGCGGCGCTTTCCTTGATCCGCTGCGTACCTGCTGTGCAATTGGGGCGAATGCCGTCGCCGACCATGATGTTTGTCGCGAGCTTGCAACCCTTCTGAATCCAAGGGTTATTGCGCTTTAAGTCGCGCGCCCGCTCGCGAACGGGCCTGACGTTGCCCCAGATTTCCGCGTTGGCGCTTGCGCCGTTCGTCGACCATCCGTCAGTAGCGCGAGATTCGACAGCGGCATCGTAGCTGCGTTGGCCCGCGCCACCGGCAGAGCGGCGACGGAAGATTTTGGCGGCAGATGGCGCGGCAGAAAATAATTTGGCAAGCGGCAAAAAAATGCGCGAAAGTAGATTTTTGGACCGAAACCCTTGATCACGTTTTGCCAACTCGCGCGAGGCTTCTAAGTAACTCACTGACATTTCACGCCTTCAGACCGCTTCACAGCGTCGGGAAGTGTTTTGCGCCTAGCGCCTGAACGTTATTCGCCTTGCATTGCCGCGACTTGGGCCAGCGGTTGCCGCAGCTTGCGCTGATTGCATTGCCTGAATCCGTTTGAGCAGGTCGCCTGCAATCTGGACCGTGCGCCCGTTGATAGTGACGCTTGTCGCGCCGCTGGCGTAGAGGTCCATCGCCTTTTGCACTTGCGCGTCGGTGTAGCTCATCGGGCAGGCCTCATCGAAGATTTGCCCATCACCACGGCGGGACGGCGAATTACAGGCTGCGCGATTCGCGGCGGCGCGTCAACGGTTTTTGCCTCGCGCGCCGCAATCGACTCCGGCGATTCAACGACTTCGCCGGTGTCCGCGTCAAATTCATCGCCCGCCGACTCAATCGCGGATTCCAGCTCGGCGTCGGTTGCGCGGTTGGCGCGTGTCGGCAGTTTCTTGATCATGCTCTGATACGCCTTTGCCATCGCCAAGTTGCCGACTAGACAGTCAAGCGCCTCGTTGCGTGCGCCGTCCTTTTTGAGCTGCCAGCGCGCCAAGCCCTTGACCTTGACAACGTGCTCAGATGTTAACTGATCAAAGTAGTCGCTCGCAAGCCCGTGCGGAAAATGCACCATGCCCGGACCGCTGCCCAGCGCCGCCAAACGGCTGTAGATGTTATGCTTTCCGGTGTCAACGCCGATGGTGTAGAGCATCGTCGTCTTGCCGCGTGTGATTTTGGCGCGCCCGTTCCAAATCGGCAAGCGATTGATTCCCTTGGTGTTGTTGGCGCGGCCTATCGTGCGGACGAATCGCCCATTGCGGAAGTTGCGCAGGTACTTATCCACTTCATCTGGCAGAAAGCCGCTGTCAATGCCTGCAAAGCCTACGGGTTTGTTGAAGTATCTGCGGCGATAGGCCACCGTCAGCAGCTCCCAGACGTGCGGTGAGCGCGGGTCGCCGGGCAGAATGACGTGGCTGTGCAGCCAGCACTCCTCATCCGCGCCCCAACCGACAATGCTGTATTCAAGCCGGTCGCCCTGCACGTCAACAAACATCGTCACGAAAACAACAGGCAAATCGCTGGGATAATGCTCGCCACGGTCGCGCAGCTTATCGCCGGTCAAGTCTGCGAATTGCGCGGCGGTAAACACTTTGGCAAGATGCAAGTTATTGAAAACCTGAAACTTTATCGGGTCCTTGCCGCACGCTTCCCACTTTTTCGCTAACTGCGTCCAGCTTGTCGTGCCCGCCAACGCCGTGTGCTTGTACAGATTTGACCGCTCATAGCTGCGGTGGCAGTCGTCGCCGTCGTCGGGATTGTTCTCCGGCGCATGCGCAATCCACTTGCCGAGTTTGAGTAGCGCATCGTTTTCCCACTGCTGCCAGGTACCGCCGCACGTCTCGGCCTCGCAGTGATACTTGGCCTCGCGCGGTTGCCCCTTGGGCCAACGGATTTGCGTCCATTTGAGCGTTTGGAAATGGCCGCAGTGCGGGCAGGGCAGGTAGCGGTGCCGCTGATCACCGGAAAGAAAAAGCGCCTCAATCGCGCTGTCTTGGTCGGTAGGTGTAGAAATGGCAAGCCATTTGCTGTTGCCGAACGCAGCCAGACGGCCCATACCCAGGTCAAACGCGGGGCCTTCGTCGGTGATTCCGCAGCGGTCCAACTCGTCGCAGAAAAACAGCCGCTTGCTGACTTGTGACAGCGCGGCGGGGGCGTTGCTGCCGACGAGGTTGATGTCGCCGCCAGCAAACGACTTTTCCAAAATCGTATTCGTGCCGTCGCGCGATTTGGGCGGCGTGACTTTGGCGCGCAGACTTGGGCACGCGGCAATCATCGGCCCCAACCGTTTGCGGCTTGTCTTTTCCGCGTCGGCAATCGTCGGCAGCAGTACCAGAATCGGGCAGGGGTCCAAGTCGATGTAACAACCGATTGTGTTTAACATAACGTCGCTCATGCCGTCCTGCACCGCCTTCTTGACGGCAACGCCACGGCACGGGTGCAACGGGCTTAGCGCCTCCATGATTTCGACAAAATCCGGCGTCAAAACCGACTGATACGGGCCTTGAATCGGATGGTTGCTGTCGAGAATCCGGTTCTTGTCGGCCCACTCCACGACGGTGATCATCGGCGTCGGCGTCAATCCCGCCGTCAGCGCGCCCAATAGCGTGGCGTGGTCGATGCGCTGCCACGCTTTGGCGTCGGCAACGGACGGCGCGGATGTGAAGGATCGGGAGCCGTCAGCCATCCAACGCCCCGCTTCCCGCTTCCCGCCCGTTTGCTTTGGCCCAGCGCGTCCAACGTCTGCGAATCACGTCGCAATACCTTGGATCAATCTCAATCAGCCGCGCGATTCTGCCGGTTTGGGCGCAGGCGATTAGCGTGCTGCCACTGCCGACGTACAAGTCCGCGACAATGCAGGATTTGCCCGCCCATTGCTCAAGAATATCGGCAAGCAACGACACCGGCTTTTGCGTCGGATGCTCGCGATTGCGGGCGTCTTTCGTGTTCTGGCTGCTCAAAAAGCCGAACCAGTCATGCCGCAACATCCGGCGCTTGTGTTTCTGCCGTGACCAAATCAGCTCAAACTCAGCGCCGAACGCATCCCCTTGTGATTCCTTGCGCTTATCCCATACAAGCCAACTTCCGGTGTTGCGCGCCGGTAGCAACTCAGCGAAATAATCCGCACCAAACAAAAACATTTCCTTGCAATAGCCGAAATTTGCAAAGAACGTGTCGATTAGAGACGGCGTGAAATCGTCACCGTCACCTTGCACACGATCATATTTCCGCCCGCGTGTGCCGCTTTGCGAGCCGAGCGAGCCGAGCATTCCTGAAAAGTCGGTGTCAAGATTCATCCCATACGGCGGATCTGACAAAACAAACGCGCACTTGTCGCCACCCATCAGCCGCTTCACAGTCTCCGCATCCGTCGAATCCCCGCAAACCAGCCGGTGCGGGCCAAGCTCAAAAATCTCGCCAAGTTGCGACACAGGCGGCGCTGATTCGTCTACAGCGGGCGCGTCGTCGTCGCCTTCGGGCACCACTTCGGGCGCAACTTCACCGAGCAACGCCGCAAGCTCATCCTCGCTGAATCCCGTATCCGCAAGCAGCGATTCATCCGCAGCCTGAATCTCGCGCAGTACGTCCGCAAGCGCGGCGTCGTCCCAAGTCGCGATTTCGCCTAACTTATTGTCGGCAAGTGCCAGCGCGTGGGCGTCGACAGGATCAAGGTCAAGCCAGCGCACCGGCACCTGCGCAAGCCCAAGCTTGACTGCAGCGGCGTGCCGCGTGTGTCCGGCGATGATTTCGCCGCTGCGCTTGTTGGCAACTATCGGCGCGCCCCAACCGAATCGCCTGATACTCTTGGCAACTTCCGCGATTGCGCTGGCGTTTTGACGCGGATTTTTTGCCCACGGCGACAAGTCCGCGATGGGCACCCAGACGGCTGCTGATTCTTGAATGTCTTTTGGTTTTGCCATGTTACTCCCCTCCCGCAAAGTCGCCATCGGCTGCGACGAAATCCGGCATTGCGCCAAGCGTATCTGCCAACGCCCGCTCCAGCGCCCGCGTCAGAATCGCCGTCACTTCCGGCGCCGTCTTCGCGGTGGCGCACTGATGCGCCGCCGCCGTTGCCACCGCCATCACCCGCTGCTTAGCCACCTGCGCCAGCGTTTGCACAAGCATTTCAGCGACTTTGCGCGATACCAAGTCGCCGCGTATGCGCTGGTTTTTGAGCCGCGCGCCGCTTAACTGCTCCATTTTCAAGGCTAAAGTTAGCTTTTCGGCTGTCTGCCGCTGCGGATGCGCCTGCTGCGGCGGCGACTGTCCCGCCCTTTCGCGTGTTTCACGGGCAGCAATCTGCTCAGGGCGTAGCGGCCAGGCTGCGTCGCAGGCGTCAACGTCAAGCAAACCGTTAGAATCGCGCGAGATTTTGCCAGCTTTGATTGCTTGGCTGACAGCCGGTTGCGACGTGCCACGGTGTTTTGCGTACTCGACCACGTTTAACAGCGGCATATTGCAAGCGAATCCAGCGCGAAGTGTTGCGCAACTGCTGCAAATGGTACGCCAAATGCGCGGCGGTTGGCAAGGGTTGGATTATATAATGACAAAAAACCCAATATCTACGGGAGAAGGTC